AGGAGCCCCGGTCCTGAGGCCGCCCCGCATCGCCGACGGGCGGCAACGTCAGCGAGCTCCACCCGCCAAGGTAGGCAACCAGGAGGCTATCCTCCGTCGTGGTTGCCGTGTCCACGGTGGGCTGAGCCAGCATCACCAGCCGCCCCTTCGAGGGCGCCATGCTCAGCCGGTGCAGGAAGGAGTTGCCGGTGTCGATGCTCCGGGCGATGCGCGCCCCGTCATCCGAGCGGGTGAAGTCGCCCGGGTTGCGGCCGAAGGGTGCCCAGGCCTGCGCGTAGTCCTCCGAGAAGGCCAGAACCACCTCCCGGTTCCCGGCGTCAGGCTTGGCCAGCGCCATCCAGACCGCCCCGAAGTCATCCACCGCGATGGCGATGTCCCCCGCGGTCACCTGGAGGGCGGTGTTGGCCCCCACGGTGCGCGTCGTTGTGACTTGGCAGTCGTTGTCCCACTGAGGCGAGAGGGCGCTGTTGGTCGTGTAGGCCTCCGAGCGCATGAGCGGAACCCACGCGCTCCCCAGCCGCCGCAGGGTGACGTACTCCAGGTCTGCCCGAAGGTGAGCCAGCACGAAGACGCCGCCGGACACGAAGACCTCGTGAAAGCCCCCGTCCGAGTTGTCCGCCGACACGCCGGTCTGAGTGCTCACGAGGTTCAGGGTCTGCCCGAAGTCGTCAGACGCCCACTGACGGAGCACGTCCACGCGGTCAGTGGTTCCGTCAATCTGGAGCGCGACGAGGTGCGCGACGAGAAGCACCTGCCCCGCCCGGTACGCGCCACGAAGCCGCCGCACCGCCTTGGCCGTCGCCGATGCGCTGAAGTTGTCCGGGCTGATGGCTTGGTCAAGCTGCCCCCCAAGGCCTTCGCCCCGCAGCGTCCAGCTCGTGCCGCCGTTCGTCGTCTCCCAGACGTAGAGGGTCGCCCGGCGAGGGGTCAGGCCCGTCATGGGGGTTTCGACGAAGGCGAAGAGGAGCGCCCTGTCCTGCGCGATAGGAACGATACAGGGCGCGATGGCGTCCAGGCCGGTTGTGGATGCGTTCCAGACCACGGAGCGCGTCCAGGCGCCCTCAGAGGCCTTCCTGCGCCATACCCAGAGGGTGCCGCCATCCGTGGCCGTGGACCCGCTGCACCCGGCCGCCAAGAGACCGCCGTCAGGGAAGGAGGCGATGTGCGAGGTCTGCACCGGGTCGGCCGCCGCCCAGTTGAGCGCCTCGAGGGTGCTCACGGAGGCCGGCGCCTCCCATCCCCAGTAGTCCCCGGAGGTGCCAGGGCGCATCAGGAGGGCGCCCGCGTCCAGCCGCGGCCCGGGGTGTCCACCAACCGCCGCGTAGGTGCTGATGGTCTGCGCCTGGTTGCCCTGCGCCCGAAGCGTGAGCTGCCCCGTCTGCCCGGCCACCGGGACGCCGGCCGTAGAGCCAGCCGCGTTGACGCTGCTCTCGTCAGCCCAGATGGACGTAAGCTCCCCGGCCGACTCGATGAGCGCTTGGTAGACGGTGCGAGTGACGGCGGGCATCTCAGAACCCCTTTCGGCCGGCGTTGCTTACCACGGTGCCCCGGACGGCGCGGGCAAGAACCGACGGGCGCCGAAGCTCAGACTGCACGAAGCGCCCGAAGCCGAGCACCGGGGTCACGATGACTTGGCCGCCCCCGGCGCCCATGCCCTCTCCGCGGTTGATGGCGCGCACGCCGGCCTCCCCGCCGATGGAGGAGACGCCCTGCCGAGACAGGACCGCCTCTCCGGGAAGGACCGTAGCAGTCACCTCATCGCCGATGGGCTTGCCGACCATGCCGCCACGGTGGAACTTGGGCGGAGAGGCGGATGCGATGAGTCCAATCTGAGCGCCGATCGCGGCGGTGAGGAGTGACGCCGCGATGGGGCCGGCGACAGGCCCCAACGTCAATGCCGAGATGACCGCCTGTGCGCCTTGCACGGTCGCCTGCGCGATGGCGGCCGCCTGGGAGATGCGGAAGCCGCGGATGGCCCCACGCTGCGCCGCCTGCTCCCGCTTCTTGAGTTGCCGCTCTTCGGCCGCGGTGATGTCCTCTCCGAGCTTCTCCCGCGCCTCCCGGATGGCCTCCAGCTCTTGGTTCGCCCGCTGCGAGGTGAGCGCCCCGATGGCCGCCGCCGCCTGTGCCGCGGCCGCCACGGTGCCAGAGATGGCGCGGGTGCTGTCTTCGAACCGTGCGATGGTGGCCAGCCGATCGCGCTCAGCCGCCTCCGCGGATGCGTCCCGGGCCTTCTTGACCTCGCCTTCCTTCTGGACGGCGATTTGGGCGTATCGGATTTCAGCCAGGCGCCGGGCCTCCTCACCTTGGCCAAGCTTCATCAGCTCGCCCACCTCCCGATCCACGGCCGCCTTCTGCGCCTCTGCCCGTGCGTTGATGGCCGCCACCTGGTCTTCATAGGTGCCGGTGATTTCGGCCTGAGTCTCCAGCACCTGGAGGTTCAGGGCGTCGATGCCCTGCTGTCCCTGCTGTGCCTGTAGGCTCTCACGGTAGGCCGCAGCCGCCGCCTTCTGTGCCTTGGCCGCCGCGTCGGCCGCCGCCTTGCCATCCTCCGTGGCCTTGGTCGTCTGCTTCTGCGCGTTCGTGACCGCGATCTGAGTGTTGATGAGCGCCTTGGCCGCCGCGTCATAGTCCCGAGTGGAGGCGTCCAGGCGATCGAAGCCTTCCGAGAGGCCGCCCAAGAGACCGGCCGCGCCCTCCTTGCCGGCAAGCTCCGTAAACTCGAGGTAGCTGTCTCGGATGCCCTGGAGGCCCGCCGCCACGCCCTCCATGCCGGCCGCCGCGGCAAGCTCCCCGAAGGCCGCCCCCAGCCGGGTGAGGATGTCATAGACCCGGGTGAAGTTGCGAACGAGGCCCACGGCCACGTCGTCAGCCAGGGTGCGGAAGATGCCCTGCCCCTCTCCCGCCGCGTTCGCCGCGTCGATGAGTGCCAGGCCGAGCTTCACCGCGATGGTAGCGGCCCGCTCCACCGCCGGGGCAAGGTCCGCCCCAAGGACCTCGACCAGCCGGGAGCCGATCGTGCCGAGCGCCGCCATCGCGCCGTTGGCCGCCTCAAGGGAGGCCTGCGCCTGGGGAGGGAGGCCCTCGAACCCTTCGAGCTCACGGAACGGAGCCAGCGCCTTCTGTGACTCCTGAGCAGCCTGGACCAGCGCCACCGCCGCCGCCCCGGCCGCAGCCAGGCCCAAGGCAAAGCCGCCCACCGCCACGGCCGCCGCGGTGTAGGGGTTGGCCAGGGCCGCCACGCCCCTCCCGAGCTTCTCGATCGTGTCCTTGCTGAAGCCGGCCGCGTCCCCCAGCTCGAGGAGGCCTTGCACCGCCTCCCCGTTGGCCTTCTTCGAGGCGTCCGCCCCCTGACGGGCCGCCTTCGCCTGCGCGGTCGCCGCCTTCTTCGCGGCCACCTCAGCCTTCCGATAGGCGACCTCGAGCTGCTTGACCGCCTGGTCTGCCTCCTTCTTCGTGAGGCCGGGAACCTGAGCAAGCTCCTTGCGGAGTGCGGAGAGGTCTGCTTCGAAGGTGAGACTGACGGACTCGTTAGCTGCCATTCGCCACCTCAGCCGCTACGTCGGCCATCTGCTGTGCGAGGGCCTTATTAGCCCGTCGGCCGGGGTCCCGGACAAGAACGCTCCAAGCGTGCTTGGGCCGCGCCCCGCTCCCGATGCGAGCATAGTAATCGTCGATAGACTCCCCACGCTTGCGCCGCGCCCATGCGATGCGCTGCCCCGGCCCAAGGCCCACCTGCCGGGAGCGTATCTTGTAGGCCCATTCCGCCCGGTTGTAGAGCACGACGGCCACCCCGAAGGGGCGCTGCTCGACCCGGACGCCGAAGAGGTCGGCGCTGTGCTCAGCGATGGAGTGCCCCTTCTTGCGGGCCTGGGCTGCGTAGAGCGCCCCGGAGAGCGGGAGGCCGGTGCGCGGATTGCGGTCTTCCGGCCACTCCCGCTTAGCGTCAGCCTCGACCCGCTGCGCCACGCCCTCGAGGGCGGCCGTGAGGCGCTTGCGGAGAGGCGACCCCAAGAGCCGCTCCTGTACCGCTTTGATGGCCCGGTCGTTGATCTTGACGCCGAAGTCGGCCACCGGGTCACCTCTTGCGCTTGCGCTTTGCCTCTGCCTCGTCCGCCCGGAGACGGAGGTCAGCCAGGATGAGCACCTGGTCTTCGCGGGAGAGGGACGCCCACCATGACGGAGGGTGCCCGTACTCCCGGCACACCTGGAGTATCACCCGGTCGAACTCTCCCCGGGCTCTGAGAAACCCGCGGCCGACTTGACCTCCTCTTCGGCCAGCACCGGCCCGACCGCCATCTCAAGGGCCCGCGCCGCAGCGAGGCGAACCTCAGCATACGGGCGCTTCCGGCCGAGGAAGTAGTCGAAGACCACCCGGCCGTACTGCGCCAAGGGCAGAGCATGAGCACGGGCGATGGGCGCCACGGGGCAGACGCCGGGGGGGAGGCAGAGCCCCAAGGCCGCTCCCTGCGCCGCCGCGAGGTTTGTGCCGGCCAGCTCTGCGAGCTCCCAGGCGAAGGCCGGGGAGGTCGGCCGGAGGGCGTGCTCCCCGTTGTCGAGTCGGATGGTCGTCATGGTCTCTCCAGAACCCATGAGGTGAGGCTATCAGGCGTAGGTCACGGAACCGTAGACGGTCCCGTTGATGGTCAGAACGTTGGGGCGCCCTTCGCCGATGGAGAAGGTGCAGGACACGTTCGTCAAGGTGATGGTGTCATCCTTGGTAGCGCCGTGGTTGGTGCCCTCGATCGTCAGCTTGATGCCGACGGTGAAGACCTCAGCGGAGTTGGTGCTCTGCGTCACGTTGAGGCTGTACACGTTGGACTTGCGGAGGAAGTCCACCGCGTTCTCCAGCGTGGTGCTCATCACGGTGGAGAGCATCGCCGTGAAGGTGACCGTGGGGAAGGTCTTGTCCCCGTACCGGATGGAGTGCAGGGTGCCGCGGGACTGGTAGGCGACCACTTCCCGGAGGTCCTTGCTCAGACCGTCGATCGTCAGGTCGCCCTGAGTGAAGGGCACGACGATGGTGACCGGGGTGCCGGTGCCGTCGAGAAGGGTGATGGAGCCATCGGTGTCATGCCGGACAACGGTATCAAAGGCCATCGGAGGCCCTCCTTAGACGGTGGGGATGCGGTGATAGACGAGGAAGTCCAGCGTGGACAGGACGAACTCCGCCTGGGGCGTGAGCTCTTGCGAGGCACGGACGAAGTAGATTTGGCAGTTGGCCAGGTTGCCGGGCGCCATGACCCCCACCATCGCAGCATCCGCCACGGTGGAGGCCGCGTCAAGGTCAGCCACCTGAGCATCCGCCCGGAGCTTGTGGGCGATGCGCACGGTGACCGGGGTCTGACAGTAGACGCCTTCCGCGGTGCGCACCTGACGGTCTTGGGGGGCAGGCTCGGAGACTCCCAGGCCGACGGAGAACCGGCCGGCCATCTCCCGCGCCGTGTCTGAGCCGAAGAGCTCAGGCGCGAAGGCCGACACGGTGAGGCCGGTCACGGCGTCCACGGCCGCCTGGATGCGCTGCCGGAGGGCGGTGCGGGTCAGTACAGCCATGAGCGCCGCCCCCCGGAGAGGAACGTCGGGCCACGGCTGGACCGGCGCCGGTCATCGTCCACGAGCTGGCCCTGCTCATCCGCGTCGTATCGGAAGTTGAGCCGCGTCCAGGCCGCCTCGTAGTGCCGACGGTAGGAGGCCGCCCGCATCTCGTAGGCCTCGTTGAGCCGCGTGGCGAGGTCCTCGAAGATGAGCGCCAAGGTCAGGTAGAGGTGCGCGTCCCGCACCGCCACCGGCGACATCACCAGCCAGGGGCGTTGGCCCTGCCCGATGATGCGCCCGTTGATCTGGTTCCAGGCCTCATCCCGCCACTGAGCGTAGGTCGTCTCCGACGTGAGCGCCGTGGGGGAGGTGGGGTCAAGGCCCGACGCGATGTTGTAGAGGTCCGTGTCCGTGATGACCGGAAAGAGCTTCGTGCGAACGAGGGCCGCCTCGTTGCGGAAGACCGTGGGGACCGCCGACACGGTAGCAGTCCACTCCACCCGCCAAGCGTCCCCAAGGGCCTCCGCGGTCGTGGTGGCGGCCGCTACCGTGTAGCTCGAGGTGGCCCCCGGGGTCACCACCGCCGCCGACACCAGCGCCGACCCGTCAGGCCGGTAGACAGAGACCGTCACCGCCGATGGCGTGACCGCCGCCCCGTTCTGCTCGATGCGCAGAGACAGAGCGGAGTCAACGCCCCGGACGATGAGGTCCACAAGCTGGAAGCGGGCGGCGAGGTAGGACATCAGGCGGTCAGCAGCGGAAGGGCGCGGTAGATGACGCGAACGGCGATGTAGCCGGCCGTGAAGCTGGAGGCCGTCCCGTTGCCGAGGTTGGCGTCAGCGGTCACCTTGGCCTTGAGCGCCACGTCCGCCACGGGGGCGTAGGGGCCGGCGGCCGTCGGGGTCCAGGTCCGGGTAGGACCGGCCGCGAGGATGGAGGTGCTCGTCACGAAGGCGTCCGGGTCCGCCGACGTGCCAATCTCGACCGCCACCGAGGTCGCCGTCGGGTGAGCCGCGGACACCATCTTCTCGAGGATGACCTCACGGATGATGGCGTAGGCCGGGATGGTCCCGAGATCGAGGGTCTCGTTGAGGGCGGCCGCGTCGAAGTCCGTCAGCGGGATGCCGAAGGTGAGCTCAAGCTCGTTGCGGCCGATGGCACGGGAGGCGAGAACGGACGTGGCCATGCGGCCCTCCTATCACTTGCGGGCGGTTTTGACCGGGGTTGCGCCCCCGGAGGCGTAGGCCTTGAGGCCGTCAAGCTGCTTGCGGATGCCCTCGACACGGGCCGCCGCCGGGGGGGAGAAGGCCGCCTGGGCTTGCGCCTGCTGAAGCTGCGAGACCAGCTCCTGCGTCTTCTCTTCGAGCACGCTGCTGTGAGGGGCCGCGATGGTCCCCCGCGTGATGAGCGCCTCCAGCCAGGCGCGGTAGCCGGCATGGTCCGTGTGCCAGACCACCCGGTCGGCGAGCACCTCCGGGTGCTCCCAGGCCGTGACCCAGACCGTGCCGCCGCGGCGGCAAGGGAAGCCCCGCAGGTAGCCGGGGCGGCCGTCCGGGGTGTCCGTGGCGAGGCAGGCGTCCAGGGGAATGACCTTCCAGCCTTCCTTGGCGCTCATGGCCTCCGCAAAGGAGGTGTCCCCGTGCTCGTCCACGTTGTTCAGGCCGGGCGTCTTCCAGAGCCGGTCAAGGCACGGAAAGAGTCCGCCCTCCCCATCCATGCTCCACGAGAACGGGTGCGCCCGGAGCATGAACTCGTTGGACGGTTCCGTGGGGAGGCCGGCGTTTCCGCCGTAGGCCTGTGAGGTGGGGAGGATGCCGGTAGCCGGCGGCGCTCCCTGCGAGATGATGGGCATGGTCTCTCCAGAAAACCGGGGCGAAGGCAAACGGGGGCGGCCAGGGAGGCGGCCGAGCTGGAGAGGCCCCGGGCCTCCCCAGCCGACCCCGAGACGATCAGCGGCGGGACAGGATGGCCACGCCGAGCGCGTCCTGGACCTTCGCGGTGCCGAAGTACGAGCGGCCCACGATGGTCGTCAGGTCCGCCGAAGCGGAGCGCTCGAACTCGACCGCCACCTGGCCGCCGTCGGCGACGACGATGGAGCCCTCAGCGCCGGGGACCGGGGGCGGGGAGGCGAAGGCCTGAGCGATGGCGCCATAGCCCATCATCGCGCCCTTGGAGTCCGCACCCGCGTTGGCGCTGGGGACCTTGCTGGAGGCGAAGATGTCCACCCCGGCGAAGGAGCCCTGGTAGCCCTGGCCAAAGCGGTCGATCATGTCCTGCGTGGGCTCCTTGTACTGACGAGCGCCGCCCAGGGAGGCGATGCTGTCCTGGAGCTCCGTCACCTGCTTCGGGTACAGGATGGAGACCAGCGGGCCATTCACGTTGCTCTGCTGGAGCGCGTAGCGGGCCGACAGGAAGGTCTCGACCGTCATGGCGGTGCCGGTCGTGCCCTTGACCGAGGTGAAGCCCGAGGCCGCCGTGGCGATGGCCGCGGTCTTCGCCATGCGGTAGCCGCCCACCATGTCCGAGAGGAAGCGGAGGAGGTTGCGGAGGCCGACGCTCGAGGTGATCTGAGCCAGGCCGCTGATCTCACGCTGGAGGGCGTACCGGGCGATGGTCACGGTGGCGCTGGAGTCGGTGAGCGCCACGTTGGAGCTGGACGCGTTCTCGTTGACCGAGGTCATCACGTCGTAGCCGTCCAGGCCGGCGAGCGGGATCTTGACGACGGTGGAGCCCTGAGCGCCGACGTCGCCAAGCTGCATGATGGCCGGGTGCGCGCTCAGGTCGGCGCGGTCGGCCAGAAGGAGCATGAGCTCGTTGCGGATGACTTCGGCGACGGTCAGGTCACCGAGACCGGAGTAGTAGATTTCGTTGGCCATGTGAAGCCCCCTATTGCGTCAGAAGTTGCACCGGCCGACGCGTTTTACGGGGAGCGACCCGAGGCCTGCCCGAATGCTACCACCCGGCCCCAAAGCCGTCAACCGCCCATGAGCTTCGCCCGGGTCGCCTTCCACTGTTCGGGCGTGAGCTTGCCGGAGGCCCCCGCAGACGGCGACTGCTGCACCGCCCCACGGTCGGCCGCCGGGACCGGGGCCGCCGGTAGACGCTGGCCAGCGAAGCCGGCCGGGGCGGGAGCCGCGGGAGCCGCCGGGGCCGCCGCCGGGGCAAGGGCCTGGAGGTGCGGCCGAAGGAGGAAGGGCGCCTCGTCAGGCTTGGACTTCCAAGCGCTCACCAGCTCCACCAAGTCCGGGCGCTTGCCGCCCTCCCCCGGCTGGATGCGCTCGTACTCAGCCTCGATGGCGCTGGCCAAGTCCGGGTGAGTGATGCCGGTGGAGGTCAGCGCCTTCCAACGGTCGAAGCGCGTGGCCGTCTGCTCAGCCGCCTGCTTGGCCGCCGTGAGCTCAGCCTCCAGAGCCGCCGCCCGTTGGGCCGCGGTGCCAACGCTCTTGACCTCGCCCTCGAGGTTGGCGATGCGCGCCTCAGCCTCCCGAAGCTTCTCGATGGTCTCCCGGAACCGGGCATAGGGGACAGTATCCGCCGTGGTCTCGCTGCTCATGGTTATCGCTCTCCAGAGGAAGTGAACTGCTGACGGAGCTTGCGCCCCGTCCGGGTCTCGACGAAGGCCTCGTACAAGGCCGGGGCCTCCCGCCGCATGACCGTCAGCGCCCAACGGACGCCGGGGTCTCCGCCCCAAAGCTGCCAGGCCTGCCAGCCCTTGCCCTGCTCAGCCCAGGTCGCCCCCTCCCGGTCGATGAGGTGGCGCGCGAAGTACCTGGCCATGCGGAGCACGGTGTCGAAGGAGACCACCCGGCGACCCGACAGGTCCCGCGCCCTGGCCAGGCCGACGGCCGTACCGCCGCGCTCCGAGGGGGGCTTCGTGGCGCGCACCTCGAGGCCACGGGCCGCGGCCGCCGCGACGTCCGCCGGGGGAACCAGCGGCATCAGCCATCCTCCCGGGTCAGGACGGCCACCGCTTCGTCCAAGCTCTCGAGGGCGGTGCGGAGGTAGGCCTCGACCTCCGCGGTGGGCGTGAGCGCCAAGGCGGCCGCAAGAGCGATGCGGGCGCCGTCCAGCTCCACCGCCGCGTCATCATCCGACTCGTCACGGGCCTCAACCACCGGGGCCACCGGGGCAGGGGCCACCGGGGCGGGGGCGGCCGCCTCGAGCGCCTCCACCCGCCGGGCCGCCACCTCGAAGGAGAGGCCGGGGTGCATCTCCTGGTACGCTTCGGCCTGCGTCATGAGGCCAGCCTCCAGCAGAGCGAGCACGTCCTCACGACGGGCGCGGCGCTCGTCAGGCGACAAGGGGAGCTCCTTGTAGCGAACCTGGTAGCCGGACTCAGGGTATCCCTGACCCGCCGGGAACCCGAGGAACCGATTGAGGAGGATGGCGGAGAGTGCGACGAGGCGCTCGTCAGAGTCCCGCATGGACACCGCGGCCCGACGCTGCGCCGTCCGCTTGCCCTCGTTCGTGAGCGCGATGGCCGCCCCGCTGCGCGCCGTGCTCGTCATGCGTTGGAGGTCCGAGGGCGGGACGCCCATGGACACGGCCAAGCGGGCCGTCATGGACTCAAGGACGCCCTGCATCTTCTCGACATCGGCGCCGGCTTGGAACTGCCCGACCATCGGTTGGCCGGCATCCTCCGTGTCCCGGGCGGAACGGAAGCGGAGCAAGGAGGCGGGGTCAGTGACCACCTCCATCCGCCGCCCGTTCTGCGTCTCGACAACCTCTGCCGCGTCCACCTCAAGGTTCACGACGTAGCGTTGGGGCCACGAAGAGTCCCGGAAAGAGTGAGCCACGAAGGCAGAGAAGACCGCCATGTCGAGGGAGCCGTCTACCACCTCTTGGATGGCGTAGGGGTCCCACAGCCGGTCACCCGGCCGAACCGCGTGGTACAGCACGTAGGGCAGCACCGGCCGCCCATCGGCCCGACGGTACGGGTAGGCCTCCCCGGAGTAGTCACCGCCCAAGGTGGCCTCCGAGATGTCAGCCCCCAGGGTGCCCCCGCCGGTCAGAAGGTGGACCCGGTAGACGGGCGCCTCAGGGTCGGCGACGGAGAGCACGTCCACGGTCCAGACGGGCTCCGGGCCGTGCCCCTCCACGTGCCGCAGCCGGTACTCGTGAACCGTCCGGGGCTGCTCAGGCGCATCGACCGGGGCGTCAGCCCAGACCATATCCGGGTACACCGGCCGGAAGCGGAGGCGCCCGTCTTCGGCGACGTGCGCCCGGACCATCATCTCCCGGAGGCCGGTGACGTAGAACTGCACCCGGGCCATGAGGCCCCACAGCCCGGCGATGCGCAGTTGGCGCTCGATGCCGACCGCCTCTGAGCGCTCGTGAGTGACTTCGGGCTCATGGTCATAGAGCACGGAGAGCTCTCGGCACCCGGCCTCGAAGACGTTGGCCGCCAAGGACACGGGACCCCAGGCCTCCCGCCGGACGCTCCCGAGGTGGCGCTCGAGGTGGCGCTCGAGGTCCGACCTCCAGACGCCATCCAGCAGCCGCCGCCGCCGCCTGGTCTCTTCCCACCGGGCGCGGGTCACCTCATCGGGAGAGGACGGGGGCGCGTAGCCGAGGGCATCACGAGGGTACATCGGCGGCCTCAATAGAAGCGGAGAGTGCGGCCGGCGGCCGCCCGTCGGGGAGGCGTAAGGGCTCAGTCTCCCCGATGGGCATGAGCGCATCAGGCGTGAGCCAGGTGTGATGCTCCGAGACCGCGCGCTCCTCTACCATCGCCCGCAGCCAATCGACAGGCGCCCCGATGGGCTTGAGCGTCAGAGGCACTTGGCCTTGGAGGCGCTTCACGCGCTCAAGCACTTCCCAGAAGACCGCCGGCTGCGGGGCCTCGTCAAAGAGCACGGTCACCTCATTGGCAGAGGACGGGGGCGCGTAGCCGAGGGCATCACGAGGGTACATCGGCGGGCCTTAGTAGAAGCGGAGGGTGCGGCCGGCGGCCGCCCGGGAGAGCGTAGCCTGACGGCGGAAGATGTGCGACTGTAGCGCATAGCGGAGCGCGTCCAGCTTGTCTTTGTGGACGTCATCGGCGCCCTGCCACTTCTCGAGCGCGTCAATGAGGTGCGCGCACCGCGGCGACACGACGAAGGACCCGGGCTCTACCAGGAGTTGGTAGATCCATCGGCACCCCGCCATGACGCTGCCCTTGTTGCGGCCCACGCCGCGCTTCACCGTCAGGATGCCCGGCTTCAGGGAGCGCTCGTCAACGTGGAGAAGCCGGGCGATGTTGGCGGCCAGGTCCCGGTTCGCCTTCTTGTCGCCCGTCCCTCCGATGTGGATGCGGTCGCCCCACACTTCGTCCAGGTCCTTCCAGGAGAACCCGTTCCGGTCAAGCATCTCCAAGAGCGCCAAGGCGTCGCCCTTCTGGCTCCGGGCGTGCGCGCCCACGTCTTCGTCCAGCACGATGAGCCGGTACGGGTCGGCCTCCTTGACCGGACGTTGCACCGCGGCCAGGATGGCGCTCTGCTTGTATTCCTTGGTCCCGTGGTCCAGCCCCAAGACGAGCTCCCACTCTCCTTCGGGAAGGCCGGTAATGGGCCGGACGTGGACGCCGGTATCGAAGGCGTCAAAGACCCGCTGGATGGTCCGGGTCTCCCATCCCCCGTGGATGCGCACGTCCCGCTCCGAGGGCAGGCACACGCGCTCAGCCTCCGCAATCCACTGAGCGTCCATCGGCCGCCCGTCGGGGAGGCGTAGGGGCTCTGTCTCCCCGATCGGAATGAGCGCCTCAGGCGTGAGCCGGGTGTGATGCTCCGAGATTGCCCCTTCCTCCACCATGGCCCGCAGCCAATCGACGGGCGCCCCGATGGGCGTGAGCGTGAGAAGCACTTGGCCTTGGAGGCGCTTGACGCGCTGGAGCACCTCCGAGAAGACCGTCGGCCGCGGGGGCTCGTCAAAGAGCACCAGGTTGATGGTGGCGCCTGCGAGGTCCAGGCTGTCCTGGTTGCCTGTTTTGAACCGCACGATGGCGCCGTTCTTGTACCGGGCCGCCGGCTTGTTCGCGTGGAACCCGTTGATGGGGTCATACTTGCAATCGTCTACAAGGTAGCGCCGGGCGATCTGCCAGAGCTTCTCTTGGATGGCCAAGGACTGCGCCCACGAGCTGCACACCACCCAGGCCTCGAACCGGCCGCCCTCTGCCCGGGGAGCCAGAGGCCGGAGCGGATGCCGGCCGATGGCCTGATAGTGGACCTCTGCGAGCCCGGCCCAAGTCTTCCCCACCTGGTTGCCGGCCCGGAGGAGCTTGATCGGCGCCGGGTCGGCGAGGAAGGACGCCTGCACCGGGAGCCATGAGATCCAGGCCAGCGGGTCTTCCTGGCAGGCCTGGACGATGGCGCGCATCTTGGCAAGCGCCTGGAGGGTCTCCAGGGTGGCTACGGTCACGCCGCGCCCTCCATCGCCCGACGAAGCGCCGGAGGCAGGGAGGCCCGGAGGCGTGCCAGCTCCGCGGCCGCAGCCGCCGCGTCAACGGACAGGCCATCGGAGGCCGGCGCCTTGAGCGCGTGCCGGGCCTCGAGGATGCCCTGGATGGCACGGGCCGCCGACACCGCCCAGTCGCCGCGCTCCGCTGCGAGGAACCGGGTCAGGGTGTTCAGCAGAACTCCGAGGGCGTCTTCGTAGCTCAGGGCGGCCAGGTCAACGGCCGGAGGCGGGAGCGGCACCGGGCCGGGCAGAGCGGGCGCCTGGTCGGGAGGCGGGGCCGCCGGGTAGCCGCGCTCGAGGCGAAGCGGCGGGGGTGCCGCCGGGGCCACCCGCCGGGCAATCCTCCAGATCGTGGTTGCCGAACAGCCAAGCCGGTTGGCCAGCTCAGCGGCCACCTCTCTGGACAGACGGCCGGACTGCCCCATGGCGGCCGCCACGATGGCTTCGCGTTGTGCTCTGTCCACGGGCTCTCCAGTCCTGACAGCGGTGTTGGTGGCGGCTGCCCGCCGCTACCAGTCTATCCACCGCGGCGCGAACGTGAAACAGGACGGCTGTTCGAGG